AAAGGAGAGGTGATATAAGCTAAATGAGAGGGTTGGGGAAGGATAACATTTCGGGAAGCAAAGGTTACATTACAGCCATCAGGGGTCTGATAAGTTGGTCTATTGTAGCAAAACCACAGTAGACTTCCCTTCTCAGTGTTGGCTGCGTAGGTAAAGGTACTAAAGAATTGAGGTATCTTTTTCAGGTAATCGAAAGCCATTTCGTCGCAACTAGTTCCATTGAGCCCAGGAATATAAGGAGCGTTGATTTCTGTCGAAGTCGCCAGAGTCAATGCCCGGTCTGTCCCACTGAAGGTGGAATAGAGAGAAGAAGGGCGCAAAAGAGCATCGTCATCAACGAGTGGTTTCGAAAACCCGAAGATATTAAATATGGGGCCTAAAAAGTCATCAATAGGATCTAACAGGTACTTAGCAATAGCATCAGTGATGCTCTTAGAACTAGGAATATACTTAGTTACATTACTATTGAGTTGTTTCAGTCCTCCAGTTACTTTACTAAAAGATCTTGAAGTTATCCCACGCTCTTTAGCACGCGCGCGAACGTCGGATAACGGAGAAGGTTCCTTAACATTAGTAGCATTAATATCTTCTAACGTCAGGTTAGACCATGAGTCTCCTGACTGAGCTTCCATCGTCGTTGGTAGCAAGCTACCAATATGCTGTGACGATGGGGCTCCTAGCTGTACGTCTTCAAAATGTACATACACTATCCCGTCTACGGAGGTGGTACCTACGGATGAGACTGGTGAATATACCTTTCCGACGACAACGGCCCAGTTGTACTGAGTACGAAGAAGATCGTACGCAATCAACGGGGAGGTATAGGGCACACGTAAAGTGCACTCTGTTTGCTTTGCTAGATCACATTGAACGTGATTCAACAAAGTGAGATTCGACAAGCGCTCTACTATCTTAATCCTACCTCCTATCAGATCTGGTAGCGGTATGGCTGCCATCAGGAAACGTCCAGCTTGAAACGGTTGAGTTTGAAACTGAACAGTGATAACAGCCGTCGCCCTAAATGAGGAAAAATTATCTAACTTATCCTTAAATTGAGAAACTAACATATCTAAAGGAACTCTAATAGGATCAAACACATCTGCATTACGAGTCGCGGCAGAGCTCCATGAAAATTCACGGAGCACCATCGGTCGCTTCAAGAACGAAATGATCGAGTGATTACGTTGATCGGACTGCACGTCTGTGATACCCGCATCAAGGGGAGTATACATCGGCATGTCCTGACTAACCACACTCATATCATTCTCGAATGCAGTGATCTGTTCGACACTGTCTAGTTGGGGTTGTGACTCATACTGAGAGTCTTTAATTTCATTATTTTGAGATTCAGCAGGTGAGTTGGCTTCAGCCCACAGTGCACCTACACTTATGGGCCTAGTGGAGTCCACTAGATTATGAGGGGCTGCCTCGTCAGATCTTGTGGGGTAAGGCTGAATAGCCACAGACTTCCCTCCAGCAGCAGTTAGTTGAGATTCACATTCCACATTTTTACTATTACAACTAAAGATCACACTGGAAGATTGGCACTCTAAATTATTTACAACAAACAGGAGAGTGGCCAACCTGTTTGAAAACTTACTAACTAAATTACACTCTTCCTCACACAACCGGAGAAGAAGTGGGGCCAAACGATCCCACTCCTCTTGACTATGTAAGGACAACTCTCTTAAGCTAAACTCTAAATTATTAAAGGTTTGGAGTTCCCCATCCGCACACTTGCGTATCCACATGTGGGTCTCCTTAATAACAGTCAGATCTAAAGGTGCCACATAACGTGCCACATCCTTATCATACCTAAACTTACGCTTAAGATAAC